TTCCGGTTCACCACCCATCGACCGACTAATCTCCGGTCGTATAATGGTGGCTGATGACGCTTGTCATCTCCCACAGGGAGCTAACTCCCCGCCACACCCTAGTAGGGTGTGGACCACCCGAGCTTGATGTCAACGCGCTCGGGGCGTCCAGAACGCTCCAAGTGATCGTTGCCGTCAGGATTTGGGCCAAACGGCGGCTCATCCGCATTTCTTTGGGTGAGCTGTACGAGGCACTTAAGATGGGCTCCTATCCCGTTAAGATGATCTTGCGGGGATTTGGACACCACTCGGTAGCCCTTGGTTAGGGGGCTGTGGTGATTCGGGCAGAGGCGCTGGAATTGGTAACCCAGCACACTCTCCCTGCCCAACAGCGCAGAGGTCTTGCTCACATTAGGCCAATACCCCTTAAGGGTTTTGGACATATATGAGTCAAGCCACGCCGCGGTTTTCCAAAGACCTGACCAATAGGCCAGGTTACGGAGTTTCGCAGCGCTGTTTACCGCGCTCGCGTCCTGCAGTCGGGTAGGAAGTACCTGGCGGACTCTGACGATACTAACGTCATGACCGTCAAAATACTCCTTACCGCAAGACTCACGGAACCTTCCGGTCCAGTAAGACTTGCCGGTGTTAACTACATGGCCAAAACCGTGTAGTTCATCGACGACTGACAGCACATGGTCAGTGGGGACAATAATATCGTCCCCAAAGACACGCACCCTGCTCGAGAAGCGTCTGACGATCGCTTCCCGAGAAAGTGGAGTACCGAGCTCCCTTTCAATTCCCAAGAAGATAATGACCAAGAAGGTCATAGCTTCAACGGGAAAGCAGAGAGCCGAACCCATAGAGGCGTACTTGGCAAGGCGAATAACGCCATGACCAGGTACATCAGCCTTTCGGGAACGACACGCGTCAACCATCCGTAGCAATTCCGGATGGTTTTCGAGCATCGCCCGTACATGCTGATTGGAAACCCTATCGGAAGCTTCACTCAGATCGAGTGTAGCAAGGTCCCCGTAATGGGATCCTTGTGATGCCATGAGCCTATTAGGCTCTTGGTCATCAAAACCGATAATGCGAGAGAGGAAACCATCCTCAAGTATCGCATCACGCAAACTGCGCTGAACTGCTTGCTGTGCATATTGCATAGCAGCAGGTTCAATCGCAATAATGCGGGGAGTTTTCAGCGTCTTAGGAACTGTGATAACCCTAACGGGAATCTCAGCTCCGGGTTCGAGGAGGTTAACCTCTTCCTTACACAGAGAATAACTTCTCTGGTTAAGAAAGAGGGCCTGAGAAGCTGGAAAAGACTTCTCTAGGCGAGTGGTCCAGGTCCGCATAGCCCATCTTTTATTAGAAGATAGACGATCTGCGGTTACGCCTGGACCATGCTTTGGAACGATGCGACCCCAATGGATATCTCTATCCAATTTGCGGAAAACATCTCCAAAAAGCACATCAGACATTCTCTTGAAATCCTCCATATAAGAAGGATCAAGAAGATCATCTGAGCGCTTAACCTCCTGCTCACATTGAATAAACTCAGACATTGCTCGTCTCTCACGACTAGGGCTTACAACCCTAGTGGAAGACCTGGAAGGGCCTTCCTGAGGGAGAGCGATCTTACTAAACATCAGCGTTAGCTGACGAATAGCATAGATTGCTTCAATGTCTGGTTCATCCAACAGCACGCCACTACAAGGGTCAAACACACGTCCAAGGAAACCTCGTAGAAATACGGGGAGACCAGTAAGACGATCCTTCTTAAAAGAGGGACAGTCCGAAGGGACGACATGACCTTGGTCGAGCCATTTTTGGATGGCTTTTCCAAAGTCTGCCAGGGTTATCGCCAAAAACGACAACCCCTCGTGTTCGACTCGACGCTTGACAGTTTTTATGTCAAGCGTGGCGCTCGTGCAACATCGTACGGCCATTTCGTTAGCCGTACAGGACCAGAGTGACATCAGGCTTTTCATAGTCCCTCCTTATCAGAGGTGGCTAATCCCTAGCCTATATATGTCAGACGTGATGCTTGTAGGAAAGCT